GAACTAGACGAAAGACTGGATTGTAAAAATAATGACGTAGACTTTTGTATGAGAGCAGCCAAAAGAAACATTCCAGTAATGGTTAACTTTGGGTCGCTTGCTTTGCACGCCGGAAGTAAAACCTTCAATCATACGAAAACCAAAGAAATGGAACAAGCCGCGGACGCAGCATTTACAAGTAAGTACAGCGCAAGTAATAGTTAATAGTAATTTACAGGAGATTACCTAATGAGCCGAAGCGAAGACATTTTTGCATTTTATCCCGAGACGGTAGTAATGGGGCCTAGCTTGACAGTATTGCTTTCCCCACTTCCTAACCAATTAAGCTGCACAATTAAGTATGGCAGTGGAGGAACTTTATTCTTTTTTGCTGAAACTACCAATTCAGCTGGTTGTAGTTACACCACAGTAAAAAAATACCCTTTTTATTCTACTGAGATTTTCAACTTTAACGGCTCAGGTTTTTGTAGACTAGGTGTTGAAGGTGCTACGACTACATTTTACATTAACCGAGGCTTATCAATGGGGTCTACACAACTATGAGTAGAGCATTTAGTCATGTAATTAGTTCATCGGCTGGTGGCGGTAATCCTCTTGTAAGCTTTGGGACTCCTGCTGACACAGCCGTTGCGAGATGGAAAACCAATGCGGCAACTACGTTACAAGGTGGAAACGTATACATTACGGATGCTGGCTTTATGGGTATTGGTACGGCTGCACCTAATCGTATTTTAACTATTACAGCGTCAAGCGGTGCCGTAGGTGTTAGAATAGCGAATACTGCGATTGAAACGGGTGGTTTTCTTTTGTATCATGGCGGCGCAGGTGCAGACGCGTTTCAAATTTACTCAGAAACTAACGCAAAAGGATGGCTGCAATTATTAAATTCAAGCGGTTTTATCGGTATCGGTGGCGACGCCTTAACTCCTGTTGTAAATTTGCATATCGACAGAAATGATAGCGCATACATTAAGTTTTCAGTATCAGGCACCACAGGAAGCGGTGTGGGTGATGGCTTTAATATCGGTGTTTCTAGTGGTGGCGTTGCTCAATTAATTCAGTATGAAAACGCAGGGATAGACATCTATACAAACAATGCACTAGCACTAAGTTTAACAGCTGGTGGAACGCTTTACTTTAGAGTAGCGGCAAATGAAACAACGGGCGCAGGCTCAGCTGCTCTTGGTGCTAACTGCCCAGCGGTAACAGCTTCAGCGCCTTTTAAGTGGATAACCATGGCACTATCAGATGGTTCAACCGTTTTTGTACCAGCTTGGAAATAAGGGGAAATTTATGGCATTAATTTTAAAGAAGAAATTTAACAGTGGTTTTGAAGCGGAATATTTCACACTTCAGCATTTAACAATCAACAAAGAAGCGGGTAACGTCTTGGCTTGTTTTTCGTTGTACAAAGACAAAGCTACAAGAAATCTAGACGGTTCGGTACCTATTGACAGAGTTACTGTAGCCATTCCTTTTGATGCAGTAAAAAACACTAAGGATGATGTGAACTTTGCAGCTGCTTATGGCGCTTGTAAGGTTTTACCAGAGTTTGCAGGGGCAATAGATGGATAATATTTATCTAAAGATTGATCAAAAACTAGCTCAAGAAATATTTAATTATCTGGTTAAACGACCAGCTAAGGATGTGTTTACGTTTTTACTTGAGTTAAAGCAGCTTCAAAAGTGTGAGTGTGAGGCTAATAAAACAGAATCGCCGAAGCTTGTTAAATAAATGTTTTACGGCTCAACGATAATTGGTGATTGGGCACTGACATACGAGAAAGCTATCCGAGACGACGGAACTTTATTCTTTCCAGAGAAGCTAACAATGGAGGAACTAGAGAAAAAACGCCGTGTAATGGGTAGCTATCTTTTTGCTAACCAATACTTAAATGTAATTGTACCAGATGATGAACGTAAGTTTAGGCCTGAGTGGTTTAAGATATGGACAGTACTACCTAAAATCTACAATACGTTTGCGTTTATTGACCCTGCTATCGGGCAGAAAGACCATCATGACTATACAGCAATAGTTGTGGTGAGTGTTGACCCAGAGAACAACTGGTATGTGAGAGTTGCTAATAGGTATCGGTTAACGCCATCACAAATTGTTAATAAAATATTCGAAGTTTGTTCTGAGTTTAAGCCTATGTGTGTGGGCGTTGAGGTAGTGGCCTATCAAGAGGCATTACTTTATATTCTAGATGAACAGATGAGAAAACGCGGAGTTACCTTACCAGTAAAAGGGATTACTCGTGGTAAACAAAGCAAACAAGCTAGAATACAAGCCCTTGTGCCTATGTTTGAATGGGGTAGAATATTCCTAAATGATATGAAATCTGAACTTTGTGAAGAATTATTGACTTTTCCTCGTGGTTCACACGATGATATCAATGACGCGCTAGCTTCAATATTGGAGATAGCAATTCCACCTCAACCGGAGTCAAAAATTATTAAACAACCACACTCACCACACGATGCAAATTATGAGCGTTGGATAATTCAACAAATGGTTAAAAACCAAGGAAACGATGATGGCTACTAAAAAAGAAGCAACCACGATTACAACCGAAGAACCTGTAAACAAACAGGAACGCGAAACAACCATGATGTTCATGGATAAGATCGATAACGCTATCGTTAACGGGGAAGAATGGGTTGAAACTACTCCCGAACTTATTCGGCATTATAACAAGCGTGGGCTTGGGCCAAATGACTACTTTATTTACCGAAATATTAAGGTTTGTGAGTACGGTAAAAGCGAAGCATGCCAAGAGAAAATAGACGCTGACATGAATCGTCTCATGCATGGAGCAAAAGAGGCTAAGTTTGAGGGTAGAGCATGAGCGAGTTAGTAATTATATTCTTACTAGCTGTTTTTGTTATCCGAGAATTAATCTTTCAAGTCACAATTCATAGATTAATCAATAAGCTAATGGCTAAAAGCTTGACCGAATACACTCAGAGTATGGACCGATTATCCCTTGAGGAGTTAAATTTACAACGTCACAAGATAGACATGAATGCATTTGATCAAGAGATTGAACAAGAAACAGCAATTATTAACTCGGTTAGGTAGGCAACATGGACGGCTTTGAAACTAAAGAACAAGCAGACGAAACAATGAAGGCCATTGATGAGCAAAAGATTTGTGGCCACGTTAGGTCTTTAGTTGAGGAGCGCCGAGGCCAAGCATCTCGAATTGCCCATGAATCTATCTGGATGACCAATATTGCGGCTATCTTAGGTTTTTCTGGCCTTCAGTATAACTCAACAATGCGGCAATTCATGCCGACTAATAGAGTGAGTGGTAGATCAGGCACACAGCCAATGAAGGTTAATAAGATTTTGCCGACCATTCAAAATAGACAAGCAAAGTTATGTAAAAACCCACCACGATACGAGGTAAGACCCGAGAGTAACGACACTGAGGATAAAGAAGCAGCACGACTAGGCTTAGAAATACTTAAATGGGTATGGGATAAGCAATGCATTGATGAAAAGCGTTTAAACCTAATGATGTGGGTTCAGCAATGTGGCCACGCATACATGAAAGTATCTTGGGACCCTTCTTTAGGTAATGAAATGGTCGACCCTGAGACTCAGGAATTAGACTATGAGGGCGATGTAAGAGTCGATGTAGTATCAGCATTTGAAGTATTCCCGGACGCACTAGCTAAAACATTAGAAGACGCATCTGACATCATTCAAGCGTCGGTTAGAAAGCTTGATTATTTCAAGTTAAGGTATGGCGCTAAGGGTGCTAAGGTTGAGCAAGAAGACGCATGGTTATTGTCTCTCCAGTATGAGGATAGAATTAAGACCATGAACCAAAAGGGGCCATCCAATAGCGGTATGGCTCAAACAATGAAGAATTGTGCTATTGAGCTAGTTAAATACGAGAGACGATCAAAAGATTATCCACAAGGTAGAATGATTGTTTGTGCTAACGGAGTGTTACTAGAAGATAAGCCGTTACCTGTAGGTGATATTCCGTTCGCTAAGTTTGACGATATCACAATCGGTGGTAAGTATTACGCTGAAGCGATTGTCACTCACTTACGACCGATACAAGACCAGTATGACCAAGTAATTAGAATGAGAGCGGATTGGACCCGTAAGCTTCTTACTGGAAAAATGATTGCAGCGAGAGGCTCAGGACTTGCTCAAGAATCGCTCAATGATCAATCGGGTGAGGTTGTTTACTACGATGTAGTGCCAAATGCACCAAATGGAGGAGCGCCACTACCTCTACCGATGCCAACTATTCCTCAATATGCATACAACGAAGAGGAAAGATTAGACTCGATGATTAATTATATCTCAGGCATTTCTGAGGTATCCCGTGGAACAATTCCAAGTGCAGGCATTCCCGCATTAGGGATGCAAATTTTAGTTGAGCAAGATGATTCTAGAATTGGTGTGATGGTTGAGCAGCATGAAAAAGCTTATGCCCGCATTGGTAGCTTAATTCTAAAGTTTGTAGAGAAGTACTACACAATGCCTCGTAAAATGAAAATCACAGGCAAGAATAATTCTTACATGGTTAAGACTGTTACAGGTGAACAGCTAAACGGAAATACAGATGTTATTGTTATTCGTGGCTCTACTTTGCCAGGTTCAAAAGTACTACGACGACAAGAATTATTAAATGCTTATCAACAGGGTTTACTTGGTGAACCAAATGACCCAAGAGTAAGAGAACAATTACTTTCACATTTAGAGTTTGGCGACATTGGCGCAATGTGGAAGGATCAATCACTTGATGAATTCCAATTTATGCTTGGGATTAAACTAATAGAAGCAGGTGAATTACCGCCAGTGCACAAAATGGATAACCATGAGTTTTGGATAAAAGAACTTAATCGCTACCGAAAAGAAAAGACAGGTGATTTAGACACTCTTACAGCTGCTTTAATTGAAACAACAATCAATGCGCATATTAGCTACATAATGGACTTATCAAACTCATTATCAGATGGGCCGCTACCTCCTGCGCCTCCTCTTCCTCCTAAACCACAAATTCCGCCTGAATTACTAGCAAAAGCAGCGCAACTAAACGCATAAAAGGAATATAAAATATGAACGATAAGAAAAAAGAAATGTTGCTTGCACTACTAGCTAAACGACAAGGGCCAAGTGTTGAAGTTGAG